GGCTCATCCCGCAATGCCCTACGAGGAAAGCCTCTATCGGCTCATAGTCGAGAGCCTTTATTTCCTCTTTTTTTTTTCTTCGATTGCTCCCTCTTTCAGGCTTCGCCCCGTCAACGCCTCGTACATGAACGTTACGACCCCAATGAACCTTTTCGGGTCCTCCCACGCCCAAGCGTCGAACTCCGAATATTTATAAGGGAAAGCCCCCATTTCCGGGCTGTCAACCGCCTTTACCTCCCATGCGTTTACAGCCGCACAGTACATCATCTTGATGTAACTCACAAACACTCCCTGTCCCCCCGCGTTGGCATCAGACGTAAGGTCAATCCCCCTGCGTGCCGCTACCCCATACAGCGCAGGGGTCACGAGCAATTCACACGCAACCCCCTTGCTCAGTTCTACAATCTTCCGAGTGACAATCATGGCAATTCCCCCTATGCCGGTGTCGGATAGAACGTCGGTTCTCCGGAAATCTGCAAGGTTACGGCTCGCGAGCACACGCTCCCGTTATCGTACGTGTCGCTGATGGTCGATATGATCGCCGTGAAAGATATCCCTTCAGACGGCGTCAATACACTCCCGGATCCGGTCATCTGCCCGATGAACGCGAGCAACGTGTCTCCGGATACGAATTTCGCGAGCAGTGAAGACTGCGGCGCGTCGGCATTGTCCGCATAGATTGTCACATCCGCCGTGCCTCCGCGAAGTCCTGCGATATACTTCTGCCATAGTGAAGACTTGTCCGATGTCTCTACCGGATTTGAGGAGAGGTTCACGGACGACGTGGTTTCCCCTGATAACATAGTGCCGTCACTCACAGAGGTCGTGGCGATGTACACTTTCATTTTGTTCCCTAATTTAGTAGTCATTGTCTTTAATCTTAAAGTTATTTATAAGGTATCTAATTTGTTTGCTGCTGTATGTACAAATCCACCGTCTGCAACACGCGGTAGACAACCTGACTGTCTCCGACCTCCTGCATGTCCTGCAAGGACTTCGGGACTTTCCCGAACACTGTAAACTCCGGCCCGTCATATTCCCACCCCTCAATGATTTCGAGGTTCTCGGCATTCAGTTCCTCCGCTTCATCCGGGCTGACGACGCTCAGGCTCTCAACCGTAGCAGTCAGGGTACGGATGCTGTCTTGTTTGTCCATCGGCTCCCCCTCGACAAAGGAATGTAGTTCCACCCTTGGGTACCCGGCTGAGCCTCCTGTATTGACGCCCTCCCTTGCGAGCGCCTGCCGCAAGCTCACCGCTACATCACCGTATGCCGATTTATATGCCATTTTACTTGCTGTAATCGTTTATCGCCATGTTTATAGCCTTCTGCAATGCGTCGACAACCCTCTGCGTGTTCTTCTCGACCGCCGGCATGAAAAAAGGATGCGGGCGTGTCCCCGTGTTGGAAATCTTCCGTGCCACTAAATAGGCGGCCCTCTTGGCCTTCGGCCCGTCAGCCGGGTATATCCCGAACTTTTTGCTCACCCATGGCAGCAGCCCGCGTTTGAGGTCTTTAAATGGGGGCATCCTCCCAGCCTCCCTCCCATGTTCGACAAACTCCGCATAACTGCTCCCTGTCCCCCGGTCCATAAACCCCACCTGTATTGTCCCGTCGGCCAGCTCCTGCGTCCGCCCTTGGTTGCTCAAGGCCCCCGTCGTGTTGGATTTGTTCTTCCTGAGTCTCTGCTGCGCATCGGCGACTATCTCCATCCCGGCCTTTTTCAGCCCCTGTCTGGCATAATCGCTGACGACGGCCCTTTTGAACCTGTCCATATTCGCGAACAGTTGTTCCTGCCCCTCCAAGATTATCTGCATATCTGCATGGTCTTATAACGTATCTCCCGTTACGCTGTCCTCGGTTATTGCCGGGTCATCAATCTGATAATAAGCCTGCACCTTAACAATCCGAGACCTGTTGTCCACATAATCCGGTGCGGCATAATTGAGGGCGTGCCCGTTCCACAACATGCCGTTCCACCCAACCTGCGGATTCCGGAACTCAACATCAACCCCTACAATGTCCGCCGCCTGAAAGGTCATCATCGCCTTCGTCGCGCTCATCCTCCTCACGGACGCCCAGCAGGCATAAGAGTTCTGTACCGTCCCCTTGACGGCCGCCCCTAAATTGCTGACCGAGACCGGCGCATAGGTCAAGATTATTTTATCCCGGTATGTCATTTCTGATCGTATTTCCCGCGCGCATAATCCCATATCTCAGTCGTGAGGCTGTCGGACAATATCGACGCCGCCGTCGTATATGCGATAACCGCACTCTTTGTATATGCGTCCAGGATTATTGCCCGGCTCCCGGAATCGAACGTGTAGTCCAACACCGTGCCGCTCCCGTCTTTCACCGATGTGATTCCGGAAGGTGTCCCGAACAGGGTTATCGTGTCCCCGTCCTTTTCCTCCCTGTCCGTCACGGCAAGTATGCAGGTGCCCGGCAATATGGTTGTATCATGCGCGTCCCCGACACGCAGCATCGCCTCTTTGAGGATAGCCGACAGCATTACGTCAGTTGCCGTCCCGTTGACGCCCAAATAATCCTTGAAGGCGTCAAGTTGTGCACTCGACGGGCTCGCGACCTGTGTATATCCGAGTGTGTACATCTTTATTTCGTAGAGACTTTGCGAACCGGTATCTTCTTCTCGTAGACGTCCTGTATATATCCGTTCCTTGTCAGCATCTCTACCCACATAGGGGAGACCTCTATGACCTCTCCCGCTTTCTTGCCCTCGTAGGGCTTCATGAGTTTGAATTTTGCCATGATGATTACTGTTTCTTCTCCCTTTTCGGAGCCGTTCCGGTTATTTTGTTCACCGTTTCCGCCATCTTTGCCTTTCCCTTCTTCTGCGTCGCAGTGCCTTCGATGTTCCCCACACCGAGTTCTACAAGTTTAGCCGCGAGGTTATCCGGCAGATACTTGATTGTACCTGCCGGAATGCCCGCCGCATCTTTCAGATAATGGAACTTGGCCATTATGCGCATTCGTTAAAGAGAGTCTCCGGTCACACTACCGCTCGACTTCTGAAGAGCCGCAATGGCGGTGGTGACGTTGGCGACATATATGAGCCCTTTCTTGTTGCCGTTCTTGACGAGGACCTGACACCTCTTGCGGAAATAGATATTGTTCTTGTCGTAATCCGGTGCGCGGACAATTTCAAGTTCATAGGAGTTGCCGCCTCCATAGACCGCAACGCAACTGGTGTCGACCACCAGGAGTTCCCCTGTCGTCAGGCGGGTGGTCGGGAGTATGCGTATGCCGTTCAACATCCCGAGCGCCTCGTTATAAATGTAATTCCCCTCCGTGGTCTTGATGGTCCTCAGGTTCGCATAATCCGCCCAAGTGACGAACGCCACGTTGGCGTTGAATCCTCCTTTCGCAATCTGCATCCTCGCATCCGCAATGACATCCGCTACGTTCGCCTTCTCGACCTGTCCGGCGGAGAGGACGGAGAATGCGGTAGCCGCAGCCTTCAGCCCGTACACGTAATTAGGATGTGAACTGTCATCCCCTGCGCCATTGAAGATTTCATTGTCGAATTTGGCTTCAACAAGCGTCATCGCGTCATTGAGACACCAGTCGTAGACGACCGACAGCCAGTCGCTCATCTCCGTCGAGAGGGCAATTTTGGTAACAATTTTCCCGTATTCGCGCGTCTTGGTTGCGAAGGCATAGTCGGACTGATTGGTGTTCAGCGCCAATTCGTCCACATACCCAACAGTATTGGCTGCGTTGCGGGTGGCATCCACCCACCCGAGGGTGTTCCCAACGCACGGCCTCTGTCCAAATGCGGCTATAAAGGAATTGGCCGGCAGCGGCTCTGCGGAAATAGTCGAATCAACTGCTACTCCCAGAAAATAATTCGGGCTGACATTCCCTGTCCCCATATCCGCAGCGGCGGTCTTCATCTCAAAAAGAGGGATGGTGACGCCTGTACGCGATCCGCTTTCCCACGCCTTCTTTATTTCCGCGGCCTTTTCGTTAAGTCTCTGCCCTACGAACGCCTTCACGCTTGCCGGGATATCCTCCCGCGAAAGTTTCGCCTGACAGGTTTTGATTTTCTCATCCATCTCCTTGACGGAATGGTCGAGGTTGGTGATTGATTTATCCTGCTCGCTCTGCTTTGCAGAGAGGGCCTCAGCTGCCGACTTTGCGGCCGCGGAATTCGCAGCGTTATTGTCAAGCATCGTTTTCATTTCTTCTGGTGTCATGATCCGATAATAATTAAATTTATTTTATATTTTAGCGATAACGCGGTTGAATATTTCCTGCTCAATCGCCGTCCTTGATATCTCAAGTTCCTCGTCTGTCTTGCTCGTCCAATCCTCCGGTTTCGGCGTGACCTCCTGCCTCGTCCCGGTGTCTTTGGCCGAAACAAGTTTCGCCTTCGGGTTCGCCGGTATGGTGACGATGCTTATTTCCCTTATCTCAAGTTCGTCGAGGTAACGTACTCCCCCATTGTCTGCATCTCCCACGTAATGCGACCGGACCGGATAATAACTGATTGAAAATTCTTTAAGGAGACCTTCGTTAATCAACACCTCGGTATCCTTCCCCCATGACGTCGGGATAAGGTCCGCCTCAAAATACAAACCCTGCTCATCGACCCGGAAGCTGTCGTAATCAAACTTCCCGATAATCTGTTCGTAATTGTGCTGATAGCAGAACTGGGTGTCTTTCTTTCCCTCCGAGGCGAGCCAGTTGTCAAACGCCGTGCTTACTATCACATCTCCGACCCGGTCCACATTCCCTATCCCAGCGCCGTATGCGCAAATATGCATCATTTTCCCATCCTCGGCTTTGACCTCAAAGCGGGCGGGAAGTGATTTATGTTCCAGTTCTTCCATTATAACAAAATAATTCTTCAGTGCAAAAATGCAAAAAATATATCGCACGGCAACGCCCCCGCCTATCCCCCTTTTGTCCATAATGACCCCTCGGCCGTCAATCCGGGAAGTTGATGCCTAATATTTCGGCCTTCTGATAAGGGTGCATGCGCAGTTTACGATTTCCTCCACCGTGCCGTTCATCGTGTCATGAGGATAAGCCATCTCGCAGTCCGGGAGCCGGAACATCTCATAACTCTCGACCGTCTTCCCGTCCATCGCCTTGTGTGTCTCTCGGCTGTTCCCCAATCCGCTGACGCTCCACTGCTTCAAATACGGGATGTCAAGAGCCTCCGCCGCCTGATGCCCCGCTTCCGCAAGTCCGTTCAATACCTCCGTCTGCGCTATCCGCCGCGCCTGCCACGTGGCGTAATGCCCCGCGAAGTCGCCCATGATGACCTTCGTCAATTTCTCAACCGGGATGTTCATGTCCTCCTTCACCGTCTTTTCCAATATCCCTATCAACGTGTCTTTCATCGTTCCGGACACCGTGACAATCTCGCTCCCCACCCGTCTCTCGGCATAATCCGCGAGCCCCGCCTCGAAGACCCCCGAAGCCAAAGCCTCCGCCTTCCCGGTCAGCATCCTTGCCGTCGTAGTGACCGCCGGCAATCCTCCGTTGACGATAAGCCCCTTGTACCAACTCGGCAGGTAAGCCCTCTCGGTAAGGTTCGTGCGTATGCAATCCGCCCACGCGGAATAATCAAGAAACGACGTGCACAGGTCAAGCACCCTCCCGGCCTCCTTCGTGCGAAGTCTGACCAGCCTACGCACGTAACCGTTCGACAGGCTGACCGCCCGTCTCCGCTGGGCATCCATCAGGGCCCGCTCCGCCGCCGTGATTGGCTTTGTCATTATTCGACCTCGCTGATGTCCGTGGGCTCATTCCCGAGCGATACCCCCAGCGGGATGCGCACCTCGTTCGCCCAGCTCTCCGTCCTCGGCTCCCATCCTACGGCAGTGCGTATTTCGTTCGTGGTGAACGCTCCGATCGTCGCCATGTCCTTGGCCACCGAATAAGGGTCTGCTTGCAGCACTTCTATCTTGTCGGTATTCACGATAAGGTCAAATTCCTGCGAAAGTCCGCAATAGCTCAAGAGGTCCGCCCCGAACTCGTTCAGCAACGGAATGGCGTTCTGCGTGTAGACCGCTTTTTTCGCCTCCCTCACGTTTTCGTATTTCGACTGTCCATAGTACAGATCCACCGGCAAATCATATACGAAACAAAGAGCGGTGACCGCCTCCTTGTGGGAATCAAGGATGTTCAAGTCGATAGGAGTGTTCCCCAGTTCCTGCACCTCGACCGGCATGCGCAGATAGAGGTTTCTGTTGATGTTCCTGTTCGCATTGAGCGCCTGCTCCGTGCTTTCCTTTTCGACCGGAAGCGGCGGCATCTTGTTGACGTCCTGCGCCGCAGGGGTTATAAGGTTCGCCACGCCGCCGTTTTGAAGCGCGGTATCCTCCCTTTTCATCCCCTTCTCGATTATCGAAAGATAAAGGGCCGCGGCAACAACCTTGCTTGTCCCGAAAAAAGACCTGTCATTCAGGTTGTAGTCGAAAGACTCGAAGACATCTGCGGCCTCTATCTTCCTTCCGTTAATCACCAACCCCTCGAAAAGCTTTTCGTAATCTCCGTGCTCCACCGCCACCCTCTGCGATGGGATAAGGTACATCTCCTTGATTATCCTGTCTTTCCCGGCGGCCTTCGGGGCGTAAGTCCATGCGTCACCGAACAGCCCCTTGTTGATGGTCCATCCATACATATAACGTCGGAACGTGAACCTGTCATTCGGCCGCGTCAGGAGCTTATTGAGCCAATGGCCCGTAACCTTCTTTCCGTCCTTGTCCTGCAATTCGAGGTATTGGGATATGTCCGCCACCGCCTGCGCAATCTTGTTGTTGACGCCAAAGACCGTGGCGTTTGTCTCGTAGGCGGTCTTGATTGCCTCCCTGTCCGGCGTGACGACCGGCGCGAACTCTATCTGCCTGCGAGTCATCCGCGCGAGGTCCTCGATATATGCGTTCCGCTGATTCACGTCCTGCGCATAGAAACCCTTGACTTCCTGCGTCATCTGCTTTTTCACCGCGTCCATCTCAGCCCTGAACGTCCTGTCTGTCACTATCTTCATAAT